GGCGACTCGCCTTGAGTTACAGAGCGTGCTAGAAGACCTGCTCGGACCAAATCATGTATACTATCAACCTCCAGAATCGGTCAAGATGACTTACCCAGCAATCGTGTACTCTAAACCTGGTTATAGTACGAGGAAAGCAGACGATATTTTGTACGCAAAGATGTCTCGCTATGATCTGACGGTAATCGATCGAGTTCCTGATAATCCTATTATTGATCAGCTTTTGGAGTTTCCATATTGTTCATATGATCGACAATTTAAGTCCGATAATCTTTATCACGACACATTTACACTATATTTCTAACTAAGGAGGACATAACCTATGGCTAAGTTGGTATGGGACAAGACCGGCGAAAAGTATTATGAGACCGGTGTCAAGCAGGCAGCGCTGTATGTACAGGCAGAAGGCGGTACATATCCGAAGGGCGTTGCCTGGAATGGTATTACAGCAGTTACTGAATCTCCGTCAGGTGCAGAGTCTACGGCACTGTATGCCGATGATATTAAGTATCTGAACCTTGTATCTACGGAAGAGTTTGGTGCAACGATTGAAGCGTACACCTACCCGGATGAGTTCGCGCAGTGCGACGGCTCGACTTCGATTGCCACTGGTGTTAATATCGGACAGCAGAAGCGTAAGTCCTTTGGTATGTGCTATAAGACTACCGTTGGCAATGACGTAGATCTGAATAACTACGGTTATAAGCTGCACATTATTTATGGCGCAGTGGCAGCACCGTCTGAAAAGGCATATGCTACGATTAACGATAGCCCGGAGGCAATTACTTTCTCTTGGGAGGTTACCACGACCCCGGTACAGGTGGAAAACTTCGAACCGACAGCATCTCTAGTAATCGATTCCACCAAGGCGAATGCTGATAAGCTGGCTGCATTGGAGAAGGTTCTGTATGGAGACACGGAAAAGGAACCGCGTCTGCCGCTGCCGGATGAGATTGCTACCATGATGACTACAGAATAAGTAATATAAAATAATCATCCCTAAAGAGGTCGTATTCAGGCAAGCTGGCGACCTCTTATTTTTTTTAAAGTTTGAAAGGAGAACTATTATGCTTACTAAGACTATTACTTACACTGATTACAATGGTGTAGAACGAACCGAGAACTTTATGTTCAACTTGTCTAAGGCCGAACTTCTTCAGATGGAAATGGGAACGACTGGAGGCTTTTCTGAAATGATTCAGAAAATTATCAATACTCAGGATATTCCGGCCATTATGGCTGTTTTTAAGGATATGATTCTTAAGTCCTATGGTGAAAAGAGTTCGGACGGTAAGCGTTTTATCAAGTCCGAAGAGCTGTCCACTGCGTTTGCTCAGACTGAAGCGTATTCCCAGCTGTATGTGGAACTCGCTACCGACACTAAGGCCGGTGCTGAGTTTGTTAATGGTCTTGTTCCCGCAGAATTGGCAGAGGAAGTGGCCAAAGAACAGGCTAAGGCGAAAACTAAGGGACAGAACAACGATATGACGCAGATGACGCTTATCAAATAATAAAGAATAACAGGAGGGACGAGTGAATGCTTCTGATTACAATACCGGATACAGAATTATGGGACGAAACAAATCAAGAATTCGTCTATGTTAAGCGCCAGACACTGCAATTGGAACATTCACTTGTCTCGATTTCAAAATGGGAATCCAGATGGCGCAAACGCTTTTTTTCGAAAGAAGAAAAGACTAACGAAGAAACTCTGGATTATATACGATGTATGACCGTGACTCCAAATGTAAGATCGGAAGTGTATCGATGCTTGACAGCAATCGATATACAACGGATTAATGCTTATATAGAGGCTAAACTTACCGCAACTTCGGTTCCGCAACAAAATGTTAAGGGTGGCGGGCGAGAGCCGGTTACGTCGGAGCTTATTTATTACTGGATGGTGTCGTTAGGCATACCTTTTGAATGTCAGAAATGGCATTTAAGTCGATTGCTTGCTTTGATTGAAATCTGCAACTATAAAAATACGCCACCTAAAAAGAGAAGCAGAAGAGAAATATTGAGCCAGAATGCAGCACTGAATGCTGCTAGAAGGCAAAAACTCAATACGAAAGGGTGACACAGTCATGCGCATTAATGTACATGCTGGGCATAATTTTCATGTGCCCGGTGCTGGAGGGTGTTTCTCCGAAACTAGTGAAGACCGTAAGGTCAAGAACCTTGTGATTAAGCATCTTAGAGCAGCGGGTCATACGGTATATGACTGCACCGATGAAGATGGCAGAAGTCAGACCGCAAATCTCTCTAATATTGTGCGCAAATGTAATGCGCATAATGTAGACCTTGATGTAAGTATTCATTTCAATGCTTTTAACGGAAAAGCTAAGGGAACTGAGGTTTGGGTTTACAAGGGATCTACTGTAAAGGATATTGCAAGACGTATTTGCACCAAAATTTCTTCTATCGGATTTGACGATCGCGGAGTTAAAGAGACTACAGAATTATATGTTCTTAGAAACACCAAGGCTCCAGCACTCTTGGTTGAGTGCTGTTTCTGCGACAACATGGTCGACAAACGATTATATTCCGCCGAGAGTATGGCTAAAGCTATTGTCGAAGGCATTACTGGCAAAAAGCTCTCGTCTACCAAACCGGCATCGGCGAATAATAAATTCGCTGCTAAGGCGCTGATTGATTGTCCGCTTAGAGCAAAGGCATCGTCCCAAGCTAATGTCATTGGCAATGAATCTGAAGACGAGACGTTTACGGTTACGAATGAGACGGACAACTGGTATAAGCGGAAAGATGGTATGTACATTGCCAAAAAGAATTGTGCATTCAGAGTTAAGATTACAGCGAGTGATGGCTTAAATGTGCGTAAGAAGGCAACAGCTTCTTCCGATAAGTTCCGACGTTTGAATAAGGGAGAACGTGCGTGGATTAAGGCAGATTCGGTAACGAAGAGCAACTGGGGTAATCTTATTAACGGAGGCTGGATTAATCTGTCGTATACCGAAAAGTATTAATTCGATAAAATCAGCAGGGGAAAGTCAAAATGATAAGTTTCAGACATAAGGGTGACTATTCGAAAGCAAGTCGCTATTTTCAGAGGATTAAAGATGCGGCGAGACTTAAAGTGCTTGAGAAATATGGACAGGCAGGAGTAGCCGCCCTTTCGGCTGCAACACCTGTTGACTCTGGTACTACGGCTGCATCGTGGGGGTTTCAGGTTGAACGATCTGGCGGATATGATGTAATTACATTTACTAATTCAAACATAAATAAAGGTGTCAATATTGCAATTATTCTGCAATATGGACACGGAACTGGTACGGGCGGATACGTTCAGGGGAGAGATTATATCAACCCTGCTATCCGCCCTGTTTTTGACAATATTGCAAATGAGGTTTGGGAGGAGGTAACTAAGATATGAGTACGACTATTGATAATAGAGTTTTAGAGATGCGGTTCGATAATAAACAGTTCGAAAGTGGAGTCGCCACCTCTATGTCAACGCTTGACAAACTCAAGCAAAAGTTAAACTTATCCGGTGCTTCCAAAGGATTAGAGAACCTCGGCTCGGCATCCAAGAAAATTAACTTTTCTGGTATGACTCAGGGCATTGAATCCGTGAACGCCAAGTTCTCAGCAATGCAAGTGGTTGGTATGACGGCATTGTCCAATATTACTACCTCGGCAATGAGAGCGGGTAAGAATATTGCTAGTGCGTTAACCATTGAACCAATTAAGACTGGCTTTCAGGAATATGAGACTCAGTTAAATTCAGTGCAGACAATCTTGTCTAATACGATGCATGAAGGCACAAATATTAAACAGGTTAATGCTGCTCTTGATGAACTGAATACTTATGCGGATTTAACGATCTATAATTTTACGGAAATGACCCGTAATATTGGTACTTTTACCGCAGCTGGCGTTGGTCTGAAGGATTCAGTGGCTGCAATTAAAGGTATTGCCAATTTGGCCGCTGTTTCAGGTTCTTCTTCGCAACAGGCGTCTGTTGCAATGTATCAGCTTTCGCAGGCACTAGCCGCAGGTAAAGTACAGTTGATGGACTGGAATTCCGTAGTTAATGCGGGCATGGGCGGTAAGGTCTTTCAAGACGCATTGATTAGAACATCAGAATTACTTGGCACAGGGGCGAAAGCCGCTATAGATACAGCAGGCACATTCCGAGAGAGTTTAACTAAATCTGGTTGGCTTACAACCGAAGTGTTGACCGAAACACTAAAACAGATTTCTGGTGCTTATACAGAAGCTGATCTATTGTCGCAAGGCTATTCTAAATCTCAGGCAGCTGAGATTATGAAGTTGGCTAAGCAGGCTGTTGGGGCAGCGCAGGACGTAAAGACATTCACACAGATGTTTGATGTCTTGAAAGAATCAGCACAGTCCGGATGGGCCATGTCTTGGCGAATTATATTTGGTGATTTCGTAGAAGCCAAAACCTTTTTTACAGACTTAACAGCAACACTCACTGGGGTTATTGACAAATTCTCTAGTGCTAGAAATGCCATTCTCGAAGGCGCTTTCGGAAAAACTATTTCCGGAGTTGGCAAAAATCTGGATAAGATTTTGGGACCGGCAGAGAAAGTTACGAAGTCCGTAAAGACGGTTACTGCTGACCTTAATGATTTAGGCAAGGTAGTTGACGATGTTATTCTTGGTAAGTTTGGAAATGGTCAGGAGCGATTCGATAAGCTCACTAAAGCTGGCTATAACTGGATGAGAGTTCAGAATAAGGTCAATAAAACACTTAACGATAGTAAACGTTATACGAAAGAGCAGATCGAGTCACAGGACAAGCTTCTCGGTTCTCAAAAACAGACAGAGAAGTCAACAACAAAGACTGAAACTTCTCTGAAAAATTTATCGAAATCTCAAAGA